CAGTAGCACCACTGTTAGATCCTTTAATAAAGGTTGGAACAGTAAGAGTAGTTGACTGATTAAGCGACAGATGAGTTACAGTCTGTACATCATATAATGCAATATCCCATTCATTTAAACTACCATTGTTGGCATCATATGATCCAGACTCCAGTCTATAGTCATAGACTCTTGCAACACCAATTTCTTTACCCACTGCTGAGGTATCAGATGTTACACCAACTCTTTGATCCCTTAGACTAAGAACATATGTATTCCCAATACCAATATCAGGTGCTCTAAGAGTTCTGTTTACTCTCAGAGTTGGACCAGTGTTGTATATAATCGACTGATCATCAATAGTCTTTGTTGTTCTTGGTTTTGGAACATCTATAAAAGTAGTGCTTATTACATCAAGATCATATCCACGAACAAATGCTCTACCAGGAGAGAATTTATAAATTGCAAGATTATCAGTTGGAATCTGACCACTGCTGGTTAGTTGTCCTACGTTAAATATACCTCTATTACCTCTTCCATTATTAAGAGACTCATGAACAGAAAGATTAAATGCTTTGACATAGTAATCACCAGATTCAGCATAAGTTCTTCTGGCAAGAATATCTGTCCAATCTTTAAATCCTGGTCCACCACCAAGATCTCCTCTTCTGGTTTGTGATTTTATGTTACCATCTTCAATAATTGACAACTCAACAAACTGATTGTCATCATAATCAGTTAGTGGTTTTTTAAACAGACTTACAGAAATTTTAAGTCTATCTGCACCGGGAGCCGAATAGTTATTGAATCCCTGAGAATTGTCATTCAGAGTTTCATCTGCATCTGCATTGATAATCTCTTCTTGAACGAACAGTCCAACTCTATAGTTGGGAGTGTCTCCATATTGATCAAGAATTAATGTTTCAGTGTTTACGTTTACAAAACTTCCACGAATAAAGTATACACCTTCTTGAATTTGGAATGCAGAACCTGTTACGGATGCTTCATTACCGATCGTGGTTGCAAATGGAGATCCAGCAGCAATAGTAGAATTGCCAAGAAGACCAGATGCAATAATTTCATTACATGTTAAGTTCTCTCCATCAGAAAAAACTTGAGTTGAATTATTAGTCGTACTTGAATTAAGATAGTTAATATAGAGAGTTAGATTGCCTCTTTCCGAGTCTTCTGGAAAAAGAACCTTATCTACAACAGCACTTACTCCAGATGTCTCACCAGTAATTTTTGTTCCAACTAACTGTTCAGCATATGCAGCAACAGGAACTCCAAGATATGTATTTTGTAGTTGAACACCATAATAGAGTTGAGTATATCCAGTATTACCAGGAATTACTTTTGCGCCTTCCTTGAAAAAATGCTGCCCAAACTTCTCAATCTGATTCTGAAGAATCGACTGTAACGTGGTTAACTCTCTTGCCTGGACGGGATATCCAGGCTTGAATAAAACTCTATGAAAATCGTTAGCAGAATCAAAGTCGTCAAAATATGGGGCTACATTTAGATTTGTTTGCTGAGACATAATTCGTTAGAACTGCAAAATGATTTTAATATCTTCTTTTTGGTTGGATGATCTGGTGATTGAGGGTCTGTTATCAACGTAAATAATATTTCCTGCATGTTTTTTAACTTCAGGACCCGCAACTCCACTTGTAAATGACTGACCAAGATAATATGTCCTATTATTTATTACGGTAGTTATACCGGTGAATGAAGTGTCAATCTCAAGATTAGATCCACTTGAAGGGACAATAGTTACACTTCCTCCAGCATCTGGAGAATCAGTAAATTGCTTCAGATCAAATCCATAAGTTGGATTTGTAATTCCAATTCCAGCAGTTGTAAATCCAGCAAGAGATCTATCTTGCCAGTATTTTAAAACTCCGGTTGTTGCGTCATAATTAACAACTCTACCTACAGCAGTTGATCCAGTAGCAACAGTTTGAGTGAAGTATGAGTCAGCCGTAAAGGAAGCAGAACTGTATCCAGTTCCAGTCAATTTAAGTGCATTAAGAGCACTTGCTTTGTCTGACGTTAAAACATTTCCAGTAGAAACTTCTGGATTTTCAACTACACCAACTCTTGCAATTTGATTTCCAGTAATAAAATCTGGGTTTTCATTATCATTTTCAATTCTGGAATAAAGTAGAACGTTAAATGCACCAAGTTCTCTATAGATGTCTGCTCCATGTCCACCCTGTGGTGTCATGATAACGTCAAATGTTGGAATAGTAGTACCAGTTGGAACTCCGCCAGATTCCAGATTTAGATTTGCATAAGAATATCCAGATCCTTGATTAGAAACAGTTATTCCACTAACTTTAGAGTCTGCACCAACTGTCAAAGTGCATTCTGCACCAGAACCATCACCTTGAATAGGAACTCTTGTGTACGTTTGGTTAGCAGTTCCAAGACCAACACCAGAGTTAGTCACGGTAACAACTTTAATTGATCCATCAACTGCGTTGTCTCTTACCGCAGCATTATCGTTTGATGTTGACCAATCTGCAGGAACTGGCATAAAGTCTGTAGATTCAAACTTTACAACCTCGTTTGGTTTGATAGTGTAAAGATACTTCCAAAGATAACCATCACCACTTGAACCAGCAGATCTTGGTTCTAAGTCAGTAAACGTGGGTTCATCAAGAGATGGTTTACCGTTTGGATTGTTTGGATCAGTTCCATTTTGTAAGCAAGCATATATTCTGAAATCACTATTCATTACATAGTAAAATGCAGAATATAAATTAGTGGCACCAGAAACGGCTCCAGTGTTGGTGACACTATAATCATGTCGGTACATATCATATGTTGTACCAGATACCCAATTTCTCTTAGGTATTACTTGCCTCACATCACTTGAATTAATTTTTTTCAATGCAACCATGGTATCCCAATAATCATTCTCCTGAGAGAAGTTGTCTTTGGGAGCAGGTGGATTGGAATCCCAATCATCCTGGTAATCAGATGGGTTTGGTAGACCAATAAAAGAATAGTAAGAATTTGAACTGGATGTGATTCCAGAAACAAAATTCTTAGCATTCAAAATTCTAATTTGATCAGTTATAATTGCAGCCATTTTATGCCAACTTAATGGAAGTTTTTTTTATTTATTAGGTATTGGATACGATGTAATTCTTGGACTTCAATTGTTGAGATCTTTCGACTCTCATTGATGTGTTAATTCCAATAATTCCACCGCTCGTATAAGCAGAGTAAGAGTTGTTTGCCGCCCTTGATGCTATGACCATCTTACCCCAACTATACTCGCCATAACCGGCAAGAGTGGTTGTGGAGATAGTTCCAGCAGTTCCGAACGCGAATGTATTATTAACATTTACAAATACTCTTCTGAATACAGAAGTTCCAATTCCAATGATGTTCCGCTCAACATTCTGAACGCTTTGAACGACGTATATGTTATCAATGAAGGATTTGCCAACACCAGCAGTAGAACTGTCTTGGAAATCAATTGATATAATGGATGTAGTTGAAGATCCAACGTTAGAGTTGGAAACAATAAAGTAATCATTTACACCCAAAGAACTCAAAGTTACCGCAGTTCCAACAATTGTCGGTTCTCTCAGTTTAGATTCATATGGGATATGAAGATCAAAGATAAACTGAGTAGTAACTCCACTGACGGTTGTAGTTCCAAATCCAACAATGACTCCAGAATCACCAAGGTAATTTGTAATCAAGTTTTCTTCTTCCTCATCAGTTGGAGGAGAAATCAATACAACAGGTGGTTTGTCTGTGGTGTATCCTGTTCCAACATTAGTTGGAGTCAGAGCAGAAATAGTTCCACCTGCACTAATGGTTACTCTTGCGGTAGCAGTTGTAAACCCTAATGTTACATCTTGTTGTGCAGTTCCACCAATACTTACAGTGGCAGTTGAATAACCAACACCACCATCAGATATAACCAAAGAAGAAACTGTTCCTGCTGCACTTACTACAGCAGTTGCAGATGCTCCAACCTTAGTTGCCTGTGAGACAAACTTAACTTTCTCCTGGAAAGTAAGACTTGTATTGTTTTCATTTCTTCCGTTGAACAGAGGTCTTACTCTATCAACATAGATCATTGTAGATCCAATACCAACAGACTTGGTGATATATGCAAAAGGATAGATGAGAGGTTCATACAACTCTCTATCTTTTGCTACACGTTTTTCATCAATAATCTTATCTTCAGTTTGTCTACACCATACTACAGGTCTAAGCAATTCTTCGTCTCCAGTATTACCTGGTCCAAAATATGGGAAGGTCTGAACAGAGTCGGTAGAATTAATATTAGTTACAGTTCTTTCCTCTTCTTGTAGGAACTTATCCTGTCCACGAGCAGCGTCGTATCCAAGAGTTAATTCATCACCTTTCTTAACTGTTTCAATGATCTCTCTGAAGATAACATCAGTATCATCACCAGTTCCCTTGAAGAACAGAATCTTACAGGTATCACCGATTTTAGGAGCTTCAGAGAATGTAATAACACTACCACCTGGGAACTGATAACCCTGACCAGGTTCTTGAAGAATATCGTTGACGGTTACGACGAGAACCTGCTCAACATCAACCTTAGAACCTCTTGGTGATCTAATGGAAATTTGATTCCCTGCGAGAGTAATATTAAATGCCTTGGTAACACCATCAAACAAAGCAGATGGATCATCAAGTGCTTGTAGAACACCAATGCTCCAACCAGTGAATTCATCAGAGAATACCTTTTGTACATCTAATTCAAATTGATTGAATGTTCCAGAAGTAGGAATTCCAGTTAAAC